GCGACATTTTGTCGCACCAGTTACCTTTGAGCCAACTTTGACCTCTGTCTCTTGTTCATCTCGACCATTTGCCATTGGTCCATATCGGCTCCAAATTCCCTCCCCCCAAAACCAAAATCGCTTTGTTAAGTTTTATACATAGTTTATTACAAGTTTACCGTTCCTGTTCAAGTTTGGCCACCACCTACCGACCAGGACCAATCTCTCAGCGTCGAGATACTTACAAATACGACCGGGCCGCCCAGGGGCTGCAAGACGCTTTGTCGCTTCCTGGAGGGCCACCACCTTCTTTATTAGTCGTCTATGCTTTGGAACGCGGAAGTACCGCAATCCGTTCACCATAACTGCAGAGAATACGTTATCATTTAAGTTGGACGTCTCGCTCTTATTGATCGAAAGCATAAAATCCAGATGGGTTAGCGACGATAGAGGAGGGATCAATGTGTGAAATGAACCCTTTCAAAACAAACAAACCAACAAACCCAACCACCACCACCAAGGAACTTTCCTCCTCGCCCGGGGAGATGTCCTTTGAAACATTCAACACTCAGCTCAAAGCTCAGTTCAACCTATGGCCATACCTCTTTCCATCGACCGTGGAACTTGAAGGCGGCCTTTACGGCGGCATCGGAACATCTGAAATGGCCGCCCTTGGAGGAACCCTCTATCTCCTCTGGAAAGCTGAGACCTGGCAAGACGTCATCGCCATCGTGGCTGTCGCGTCACCCCTCGTCCAGAAGCTTCAGCTCCCCCAGATTCTCCTCCGCATTCGCACCTGCGACGCCCTCCAACCCCAAGGAGCTGGCTCCGACCGCCCCTGGTTTTCGGCCGCGGTCGCCCTGCTCTTCGCCTACGCCCTAGCCGGCGCTAAAGGAGTAATGGCATTTGGCTCCAAGCCATTCTGGCAGGTCCCCGCCTGGCGCGACATAACATCCGTCGCAAATCTCGTCTCTCCACTATTTAACGCCCTATTCGAGTTCGTTTACCAGCAGGTTACTGGACTGCCCCTGCTGACTCCTGAGCTCGCCGCGTACGAGACTGAGATCCAGAACCTCACTGATCGTGTCACCGCCCTTGACGGCGTCGGTCTTCAAGACCGCCTTCACGACAACGTCGAGCTTTGCGACACCATCCTCGCCCTCGAGGAGAGCCTCCACACTCTCATGCAGAAGGCGACTCCAGCGGCCTTCAACCGAGCAGCTCCCGCCTCTCTGACCCTCGTCCGCGCGAAGATTCTTCGCTGGACCAATTGGGTCGAGGCCGCTGGCCGTGGTCGCGGCGCCCCCCGAACTCCCCCTCTAGTCATCCGTCTCTGGGGAGATTCTGGCGTCGGCAAGTCCATGCTTTCCCAGCTCCTAGCAGCCCATATCACCCGGGGCTCCCTTGAGCTAGCACAGGGCCAGTGCTTCTCCAGCCTTTGCTACACTCGAGCCGTCGGCTCCAAGCATTGGAATGGATACACTGGCCAGCCCATCGTCTTTTACGACGACTTCGGCCAATTGGTCGATGGAGAGACATCTCCGAACCCCGAGTTCCTCGAGCTCATTCAGACGGCCAATTCCAGCCCACTGAACCTCGAGATGCCGGACATTGAGCGCAAGGCCAGGACCTTCTTCACCAGTTCGCTGATGATCCTCACCTCCAACCTGGACCACTATGCCGTTAGATCAGTTACCCACGAAGCTGCAATCTGGCGCAGGATCCATCTGGACGTTCAGGTCCGTGCGCTTCGCCGCCCAAATGGCCTCCTTCCGCCCGGCGTCGCCGACACTTCAATCTACTCCTTCAACGTCGGCACCTACCGCGCGGCTTACCGGGAGGGCGACCGTAGGGAATTTGAGGAGCTCACTTGGGACCAGCTAGTCGCACGCTGTCGCATAGCGTACACTGAGCGTAGGGCCCCGGATTCCAACCGCCGCGACCAGCTCGAAACAGCTTTTCGCCCCGCCCCTCTCGCTCCGCAGGCCGACTTTGATACCACCGTCAGCCTCCCACTCCCCGAGAGCGCCTTCTCCTACCAATCCCGTGAGCTGATCGAGCAGGATGACTACGAGGAGATTCTCCGGCTCCTCCCCCATGGCGCCCGCGTCGAAGAGATTGCAAAACTCCGTGACGCCGGCACTGGTGAGGACTCCAGGCTGATCTTTGTCCGAAGCCCCATCGCTCTGGACCTCAGCCTCTCGGCTTTCGACCTTCTCAAGCCGCTCGCCGAGGACCGTTCACCGCTCCAACGGGCCTATGATGCCTTCTGTGAGCGCTGGCGAGGAACCACCGGTTGGCTCGGCCAATTGGCCCGCCGCCTCCAAGGATTGTCCTTGGCCGCCAAGATTGGCACTTTTGCCGTCATGTTCGGTGCTGCTAAGCTCGCCACCCTCGCTTTCAGCAAGACGATCCTGGGAACCGAGTCACCCCACGAGCGCGCTCCCAAGTCGGTGATTGTCCACCACCGCGGCCTTTTCAGCTCCAAGTCCACCACCACGAGCCTGCGAACTGGCGGCTCCTCAAGCCCCACCGCCAACGCCGAAATGGCCATCGACCCTGTCGCTCACGCTCTTTCCCCCAAGTTGAGAGCCAATGTCCGCTCCATCTACTGCGGACCGACCCGCGTCGGATTCCTCACGGGCCTATTTGGCCGTGTCGCAATGCTCCCGGCTCACGTCTACCATGGCGCCTGCGAGAGTGAGTGTAGCGTCCAGTCCGCCAATGGCCCCGTGTCCGTCGACTTCAAGGGTCTGGCCGGTTTTGAGAGCGAAGCCGACCTGGTCTTGCTGATACTCCCGGAGGACTGGCAGCCCTTCAAGGACATCCGCAAGCACATCGTCAACGAAGAGGACCTGGTCTTCACTTCATTCAAGGCCAGGCTCGTGCACCCGGACGCGGAATACTTCACTCCCGCGACCATTGTCCACCACAAGGACTCGTACGACGACCCCATCACCCAGCGCGAGGTTACCTTGACACGTTCCGTCCACTACACCTGCCTGGAGACGGCGGCTGGCGATTGCGGCGCACTATTGACCCATTGCGTCAAGTCGCTTAGCCGGAAGATTCTTGGTTTCCACGTTGCAGGTTCGAGTTCCTACAACGTTTCGCGGATCGTCACCCGCCAAGAGATCGACACGATTGTCGACTCACTACAACTCACCGCGGAGAGTGCGATACCCGCCTTGGACCCCCGATTTGAAGTAGTCTCCCAGGACGTGCCGTACACGTTCCCCAAGACCTCCAAGCTCAGGCCCTCCCCGCTGTCTGGCATCTTCCCGAACACCAAGGGTCGCGCCATCCTCCGCACCATCGGCGACCACGACCCTTTGGTCAGTGGAGTGAATCGCTATGCGGCGGCAAAGACAGTCCCCGACAGCGAGTGGGAACCAGCCCTCGACCTCGCGGAGACCCTTGTCTGCCACCCTCCTGAAGATTCCTCCCTGGCCCGGGTTCTCACCATAGCCGAATCCCTCGAGCGGTGGAGAGAACTCGAGCCTGTTCGCAGAGAGAAGTCCTCCGGCCACCCCTGGTCGCGCGGAAACCAAGGGACCAAGAAGAGTGCCTGGCTCGACCCGGTCGACCCGAAGCTCGCCACCGCCCTGGCAGAGATGGAAGCGAGGGCTCTTTCGGGTTCCCCCCCCACGGAGGTCTTTGTCGACTGTCCGAAGGATGAGAAACGCGCTCTCGCTCGCTGTGACCCATCACACCCCGAGAACATTAAGACGCGGGTCTTTTCCATCTGCCCCCTCGACCTAGTCATCCAGATGAGGCGTTATTTCGGCGCATTCGTCTCCCGCACCATCGAGAAGCGCATCAGCAATGGCCTGACCGCGGGCATCGTGCCCCAGTCTATCGAGTGGGACGCTCTTGCCAACCACCTTGGCTCGGTTGGTCCCGCGACTTTTGATGGCGACTGGGCCGGCTTCGATACAACGCTCCCAGCGTCTCTCATTCGGGCCTTTGGCCTGCTGGCTGAGCGCTGGTACCGGCTCTACGACCCCAACTGGACCCCGGAGGCCGCCAAGGTGCGTGCCTACCTGATGCTCTCCGTATCAGAGTCCCTCCACCATGTCGTCGGCAACATCATCCGATGGTCTGGAGGTCTCCCTTCTGGTTGCTTTGCGACCAACCAGATCGACTCCGTCGCCAATGTCATCATCCTGATTCGCGCGGCCCAGAGCGCTGGCGTCCCCTCTGGAGACATCCTGTCCGACATTCGACTCGCCACCCACGGCGATGACAATATCTTCTCCGTCCATCCGAGGCTGACAGACGTCTTCACCCCCGAGTCCGTCCGCGCCTACGGACAGACGATAGGCATGAAGTTCACCGCCGCTGATAAAGGAGCCCTTGGGTCCTACAAGACCATCGACTCCTGTCAGTTCCTCAAGCGTGGCTTTAGGCTCTATCGCGGCACCTACATCGCACCACTCGATCTCGATTCCATCCGCGAGATGGTGATGTGGACTGCCGCCCCCTCGAACGACTCCGAGTCGTTCCCACAAGTGCTCGAGACGGCATTCGAGGAACTCGTGCTCCACGAGCAGACTCCCTACGTCGCCGACACCACCATGGCCCTTTACAAGGGCTGCAGGGAAGCGGGCTTCGCCCCTATGCGCCCCACGCTCCCTGAGACACTCCTCAAGTACTTCTCCGGTCTGTCTCTAAGCCGTAAACAGCACAATGTGGGCCCAGTTGAAGCATCGCGTGATCTGCGTCCCAACTGGAAAGGAAAACTGATCTACGAAACCACACAGAAAGAACAACCGTCACGTGAGAGTCAGCGACTTCGCGTGCAACCTGAGCTCAAAGCTCAAAGCAACACTGCCGCCCCGGACAGTGGCATCTTCGCAGGTGCAATCTCCGGAGCCATGCCCGATGGCCGCGCAGCGGGCGTCCCCCCCCCCACCGTCCACGGATCCATCGGTGCCGTCAGACGGCCCGACTACCCCCAGCATGGATTCCCCCGCAAGCCGGTTGGCAACCGCCGGACGAAGCGCGAGACTGGAAGCGCAAGCCAACAGTACGCAGGAGGCTACTTCGGGGGAAAACCCACACAGGGCTGGCAGAATGAGGCGGGTTTCAACGTCGGCCTCGCAGCTGTCCCTGAGGTCGCCGACGTCACTGGAGACACTCAGATTGAGACCGTGTCATACATCGACCAGGTCCCTCAGCGCAAGGGTGGAGATCCTCTCACGATGCGCTGCTCAAAAGACGTCCTTGCTCTCGAAGATGCGGAGCATACCATCCAGGACATCATCGGCCGCCCCCGGCCCAGAGAGCAATTTGAATGGGTTCAGGCCTCCGTCGCGGGAACTAACATCTGGACGCTGAACCTCCCCTTCGACTTGTTCTCGCAGCCTGGAGCTGGTAACATCCTCCCGGCGATCACTGCGAAGACCAACCAATTCCAGTATTTCCGGTGCACAGTCAATGTGAGGATTGCTCTGAATGCGATGCAGTTCCACCAGGGCCGTCTCCTGCTCACCTTCGATCCACTCATGGAAATGCGTGGCGCCCGCGCCTCGAACACCACGTTTCAATACGAGACTGGACTGAAGAGCATCCAGATCGACCCAAACAAGCACCAGGTCGTCGTCCTCGAAATTCCAATGGTGGCGCCCTACTCCCACTGGGGCCTCCCAGCGGGACAGTTCGACATGGGCACGGTTCGCCTGACGGTCCTCCAGCCGCTAGCTACCGCCGTGGCCTCTCAGAGCGTCACCATCACACCCACCATCTACCTGACCGATGTTGAGCTCTCCATGCCCACTCCAGCTGACAATTTCCTCATCTCCAGCCCCTCTTTCCTTGCAGCCTCTGACCTCAAGGCCCAGAGTGGCGAGCGCGAGGCCGAGGAAGCTAGCGCCCAAAAAGACGGCGTTATCTCCGGCCCCCTGGCGATGGTCAGCTCGGTCGCTGGAGGTGTGGCTTCGCTCACCAAGGGAATCTTCCCCCGCCTTTCGGCTCTCTCAGAGACCACTGCGTGGGTCACTTCCTTCGCGTCTGGCGCGGCCAGGTACTTCGGCTATAACAAGCCTTCGACCTACACTGGAGCTAAGGCCTACTTCGACACGGGCAACTATCCCAACCACCTGATGGACGGCGGCGCCCAGTCGGTCAAGCTCGGCGCCTCCCAGGATCACGACCTCCCGGTCGCTCCCGGAGTTTTTGGCACCGATGCCGACGAAATGCACATCAGCTACATCGTCTCGAAGCCCAACATCCTCGAGTCATTCGCCTGGAGCCAAGCCACGCCGGTCGGAACATCTATCGGCGGAAGCTTCGTCTTCCCGGGCGTTTGCCCAGACTTCTCGACAGTCGCTGGCGGCCTTGGATTTCAGTCCACCCACACGTCGTTCGTGGCTTCCATGTTCCGCTACTGGACGGGCTCTATGCAGTACCGCCTCGCTCTGGTCTCCACGGGATTCCACGCCGGTCGTCTGCTCATCACTTACGTGCCGAACGCCCGGACCGCTCCTCCGACGACCCTTGACGAGTTTGGAAACTCGTGGAGCATCATTTGGGACATCTCTGAGAGGAATGACATCGAATTCACAGTCCCGTGGTGTGCCAACGTTCCTGCCCTGGAGAACATCCTGGACGACCAAAACTTCTCCAATCTCTCGCTCAACAGGCAGGGAAACGACTCCGGAACGATGACTACCGCAGCCTTTCTCGAGCTAGCGAGCCACTTTTCCAACGGCCGCTTCGAGATTGTCGTCCTCTCACAGCTCGTCAATCCATCTTCGACTCGCAACGTCGTCGATGTCCAGCTGTTCGTCAATGGAGGACCGGACCTCGAGTTCATCCAGCCCGAACTCAGCGCCTACGTCCCGACCGTCGATGGCCTGGCCGATCCCCCCGCAAGCTCAATGCTCGACTTCTCGGTTCCAACACTGACCCAGTCCGTTGCGACCGAGATCCGAGCTCAGAAGCGAGACAAACTTGAGGCCCAGGGAGCCTTCTACCAAGGAGACCCTGCCTATCCCGACAAGTCCATCCTCGGGACTGAGCGCGAGTCCGCTGAGCCACTCTTCGCTATGCAGCCAGTTGGCACCTCACAGGTGGCCACCCTGATCGCTGGCGAAAAGTTCACATCGCTCCGCCAACTCATCAAGCGCCACTCGGTCGTGGCTCGCTTCCAGGAGATGGTGCCCGAAAGCACTCTTGCGATGGTCGACCCGAACTACTTCAGGATTGGATCCCAGCAAGCGGACTCCACCTTCCTGCGGGACTTCCACATGCCGGTCCTCGATTATGTCTCCTCGCTCTACGCCCTCTACCGTGGTAGCCAGCGCTTCGCGTTCCATGTAGCTCGCGGCAATGGCGGACAAGAGCTGACATCACTCGGGCTCATGGTCACGCGCGCCTCGGGCGTGGCGACGAACCGAGGACCCGGATCCCCCGCGGCATTTGCGCTCAATCGGCAACTGATCGATAGCAACTCCCGCACGGCCATGGCTATCTTCTCACGCTCCGACAGGGACGTCGAGTTCGATGTTCCGTACGCCGCCCGAACGGCCTGCCTCCCAGTCAGGAACCGTTCCTCCGTGATCGCCAATGCAGGCTCAGCCGCGATCACCGATGAGACCGCCCCCCTTCTCATCCAACTACTGGGACAATCTTCCGCCGTCTCCGACGTCATCGTGACGCGAGCGGCGAGCGACGACTTCTCCTTCGGGATGATGGTCGGAGCCCCCTTCCTCAGGAAGGTCCAATACACCGCGCATGCATCCACAGCAGATGGCAGCGTCACAATTTTCAGATAATTGCGCGCAGGAGGAGACGAAAACCTCCGGGGAATTTCCCTTTTCAACGGTCCTAAAACTGGACCGCAG